TGACTTTTACAGAATAAGTTGTGTAATCCCCAGATGGAGGATAATTAATTTTGACTGGTTCTTTTTTGATTAGGTGACCAAGAATTCCAATGTGTGCAACTGCTATAATGATTCCTAGTCCACTTGCAGTCCATTTAATAAACTTCATGGAATGTGAGATGGTTAATTTTATTTATTGTATAGCATAAAAAAAAGAGACCCTTTTGGGGTCTCCAGTGAAAATGTGAACAATCTTCACATTAAATTTTTCACTGCAACACGTCTGTAGTAACGGTTGGAGTTGACACGAAGGCGACCCAGGCCTTGGTTTGTTCCTTCAGCGAATGGGTTAGCAACCAGACCATAACGGGTCTTGAAGCCGATCTTAGGCTGGAAGGTGTCCTCACCGACGGCACGTACCATCTGCAGTGGGACGTAGGGGCAATAGAACAGACCTGCGTCATAAGGTGAAGAACCCTTATAACCAACAACGTAGTACTGGTTACCAGCAGATGAGTTATTTGCGGTCAGGTTTGCCGAATATGGATCGATGTAAACTCTGAACTTACCATTGATGGTACCAGCGAAGGTGTTGCCAGTGTCATCAACATTCAGGTTTGCATTCAGTGCTGGGGTGTAATCCAGGATACCAGCCATGGTGAGTGCGGAAGCAACGTCTGCAGAACACAGAATCATGTTGCCCTTTCCTCTACGAGTGCGTTGTGCAATCGCGTTGGCATCTCTTTCGATCTGGAACAGAAGTCCTTTGAACTTCTCAACAGACCAACGACCATTGGAGTCAACATCCAGGTCGAATACACCAGCAGTTGCGGTGTTAGAAACAGCACCTTGCTCAGCAACCTTATAGATGGTTCTGATGACTTCACGGTTGATTTCAGCAAGAATCTCTGTGGAGAGAATGTTTGCCAACTCAGCCTCAGCATTCAGACCATGGATTGCCTTGAGGTCTTGTGCCAGTTCCAAGGAGTACTCAGCTTTGAGTGCTCTGGACTTAGCGGTTACAGTGACTTTCTCGATCGAGAATGCCATCTGGTTGAACTGGTCGCCAGCACCTGAACCCAGGTTCTCAGCGTCACCAGTTTCCATTCCCTGTCCTACGTTGTAGGCAGTGGAAGATGCGGTACCAACAGGGTTCAGAACAGAAGGGTTAGTACCAGACTGTGCAGTTGTACCCAGACCAGCATTAACGTCAGTGAAACCTGAAGTGAGGTTGAAGCCGTCATCCTGACCAGAGAATGCAGTATCTGCTTCGTTGAACAGTGCTTCGGTTCCGCTCTGGCTCTCGTAACGTGAACGCATCGCGAAGATGAGTCCAGTAGGTCCAGACATTGGTTGAACGCCAGCCAGGTCATATGCGACCAGGTTAGGCATTGCACGTCTGATCAGGGAGATCAGAACGGGGTCGAAACCAGCAACAGGGCCAGCAGCGTCAGCACCACCACCGAAACCACCTGAAGCACCAGCAGCGTTACCACTGTTGGTTGGGGTTTCCATCAGGTTGATGCCCTGACTAAATGCTTGCTCCTCGCGGAGGAATTTTTCTTGGTTCTCGAGCAGGACAGCGGTTACAGAACGACGATGCGCGTCTTTGATGGGATCAAGACCTTCATAGTCGAGAAGTGGACTCCACTTTTCCTGCAGATGCTCAGATTGGAACATTTGCTTTTACCTTTGTTAAGTTAACGGTTTGAATTAATATTGAATTCAGTTTTTGCTGAATGCACCCAGTGCTCTAACATATGCATCCATTCCGGCTGCAGTTGGAGCAATTGTGGTGTCCACACCCTCAGAAAGGGTTTGTGGAGCTTCAGACTTAGTAGCAGGAGTTCTTGAGAAGTATGACTCCTTCAGGGTCTCCAGCTTTTCACGATATTCTTCTTCACTTTCAAACTCTACACTCTCGGCAAGTGAAGCGAGCTTCTCTTTCTGAGAAAGTGCAAGACCCTCTGAAACGGAATCAAGGATTCCATCAGCAACTGACTCAGCCAGACGCTTGTTAAGGGAAATGTTTTTCTCGATCTGCTCGTTGAGCTTGGTCTCCATATCATCAAGTTGTTCTACCATAGTCTCAAGTACATCATATTTTTCTTCAGGGATAGTTACATAATGTTCTTCAAAAAGTCCCTTCATTCCAGAAAGGAAGGACTCAGTCATTTCGGTCTTGAGACCATGTTCGATGGCGAGTTCATTCTCGCTCATCCACTCTTCTGAAACGTATTCCAGATAAGCATCGACTCTCTCAGTGAGAGTAGTCTTCATTTCTTCAACTTCTTCGTTGAAACGCTCTTGGAATTGGATTTCCAGAGCTTCTGAGATTTCGGTTACTTTAGAATTCAGAGCGGCTTCGAAGATGGTCTTAGCCTTTTCTCTGAATTCCTCGGAGAGTTCTTCACCACCCAAGAGTGCATTGACATCTTCTTCAATGTCATACTCTTGAGCTTCTACTGTGGTTTCTTCTTCTTCCAGAACTTCTTCTTCTACTTCTGTTTCTTCACCATAGGTGTTTTTCTTAGAAGTATCGATAGAATCTCCTGCCTTAGCACCCTTATTGACTACATCATTAACTGTCTTGATCTTAGGCTCTTTGAGCTTTGCAGAATCATTAGTTGGACTGTAGTTTTCTGGGGTAGGTCCACCAAGATCTTCATAAGAAGGTGAAAGACCTTGTCCTGGGCTGGAAAGCTTTTGCATACCTTCGGCAGGTTTAGCGTTCGCGTTCACAGCAGTCTTAGATTGCTCCATTTCTTGTAAATCTCCACGAGACATTTGAAGTTACTCCGATTAACCTTTTATAATCTTTATTTATTTATAAATTAACAATCCTCAAAGATTGTTGAGGAAGTTATTGAAAAGATCAAGTTTCTTTTCATCAAGTTGTTTTTGATCAACTAAGGTGTTGATCTGCTTATAAGTTTTTGCTGCAAATGATTCACGAAGGATTCCTCCATCCCAAACCCATTCTTTTCCTTCCATAATACCTTCAACAAATGCATCAGGTGCAGAAGGATCTGCAACAATGTCAGCAGCAGTAGAAAGCATAAAGTCACTTCCTACAATGTTGACACCTTCTCTAGTTTGTTGGAGTGATCCAATTCCTCTAGAGGAGACACCAAGTTTCACACCTTCAGAGATAAGTGATTCTGCAATCTTACCCATTGGGGTCGACAGAATTTTTGCTTTACCAATGAAGTTTGTTCCATTCTCTTTGAGTGAAACAATTTTATGACTGACACGATCAAGATTAACTGTTGGTCCATCAGGGTGACCCAGTTCTCCCAATGCCCTACCAGCATTGACATGATTTTCTGTATATCTCTGGACTTCTCTTCTCAGAGTTTCCATTGGATACATACGACCATTGCGGTTCTTCAGATCACCCTGAAGAAAGATTCCCTCAATGTACATATGTTTTTTACCGTTTCTTTCTTCAACGATAAAATCAACTGTTTCGATTTCTTCTCTAATAAGTTTCATCAACCTGCTCCTGAGATTTGTACTTGTTGAATGTTAGCGGTTCCAGTTCCTGTATCTGTTATTGCAGCAACTTTGATTGAACGTCTCAGTTCTGCTCCACGGTTTGGATTGAACGTACCAGACACTGAACTTGAATCATAATCAACAGTAATTCTTGTACTGAAATACCCATTAATGTCAGATGTGTTGTTCACATCAGTAACAACTTGATGAGTAAAATCAAATGCACTTTGACCAGGTGCAGAAAGTGTGACTGCATCACCAACCGCGAAAGGTGATCCAGTTCCTTCTGGGAAATCAATTAAGGTTGACGAACCAGTTGAAAACCCAACAACTCTTTGAGAAGAGGGTTGACCAATTGCTATGGACTCTTGTGTTCCAGCTGCAATATAATAATTAGAAGATGTTGCAGTTGGTTCAGTACCAATTGCAACATGAATACCCGCACTAACAGCAGCAATTCTCAATGTGTCTGTTTGTTGAGAGATGGCACCAGTTTTAGCAGAAGTTCCACTTGTACTGAGCACCGAATTAATTCCAACTGGTTTGTGAGCCATTATTTTAGATTACAATGTCTATAGAACTTATTTATCAGTCTTCTTCTTCTGCATCATCATCAACTTCTACCTCAAGTTCTGCTTCAGTTTCAACTTCATCTGTTTCTGCAAAAGGATCTTCAAAAACTGATGCTGCAACATGTGGTCTGAATGCATCAATTTTTTCTGCAGACTTTGCAAATAAGATGTCTTTGATTTTGTCACTGATTTGAGATGGCGATTCATCAGTCACCATCATATCCATTAATTCATCCATGTCGTAAAGAAATGATTTTTTATTATTTAGATGACACCACCCTCAGGAGTTTCTGGAGCTTCAGGATCTTTAGGTGATGTTGGTGCAGACATTGCATCTGGTGTTGGAACTGCACCAGGTTGACCAGGCATTTCTGGTGGCATTTCTGCAGGTGCATTAGGATCAGGAATTACACCCTCTTCAATTTCTTTTTCAATTAATGCATCTTGCTCAAGAATTTCAGTGTCTGTTTGTCTCAGAACATGTCTTCTTACATAATCTTGAGAATAATATTTACCAACATAAGGTGATGCCTGTTCTGCAAGTTGTAATCTATTTTGAAGGAGTTCTGCGTCTTTCAGTTCTGCAAAGTGATTGTCATAGAGGAAATCATATTGAATATGATCTGACATTCTTTCCCAATCTTCAGGAGTGACAACATTCTTCAAAAGAAGTTGAGTTTTCAACATGTCACTAAACATGTCAGAGAATCTCTTTCTCATTCTTCCAACAAACTTGGAGAACTTGACTTCGTCTCTCAGGATTTCAGAAGAACGACCCAATGAGAAACCACCTTCTCCTTCAACTCTTGTCTCAGGAACATTCAGTGATCTATAGAGTTTCTTCTGGAAATAGTTGATGTCAGTGATTTCACCAAGATTCTGACCACCAGGAAGAGTTGTGATTTCAGTTCCTCTACCACCTTCTCTTCTAGGAAGCCAGAAGTCTTCCATCATTGACATAAATTTCTTATCATCACGAATCTCACCAGTGTTTGCATCATAGACCAACTTGTTCCTATAACGCATCATGACATCACGCAGATATTGTTCTGCCTTCATCTTAGGAAGATTACCAACATCAATGTAGAAGATTCTTCTTTCTGGTGCCCTTGACAAACGATAGATGACAAGAGAATCCTCAATCATCATCAACTGATTGAGAGGTTTGATTGCTTTATGTAACCAGGAAAGAGTTGATCCTTTGTTTCTATCTACCAAACCAGAAGTACAATAGGTGACAGAGTCACGAGTCATTCTGATTGATTTGGTTGCACCACCAGAATACATGTTGGTGATTCCACCAACTGCACTTCCACCAGGTGTATAAACAAAATACTCTTCTATGTCAGGGAAGTTATATTTTGATGGATCAGAATCTCCAATGTTCCTTTCAACAGATTGAACACTATCTCTTCCTCTTTTTTTAACCTGACGAATATAACGCATTTTGGCTGCGTCAATATATCTCAGCTCTTGAATACCATCCTGTGGTCTGTTTTGGTCAATAACTTTATTATAATAAAGTCTTCCATCAATATACCAATTTCTAAAAATTTCATGAGCCTTTTTGTCAAAATCCAAAAGCTCAAGAATGTATTTAAACTCTTCTCTAATAATTTTTTTGATTCCATCACTTGCATTCAGATTTGATAATTCAAGCTGAACAGGGGAATCATTTGTGTCTGAAACAATTGCTTCATTGACAATATCTTCAATGGCACTATCACATTCAGGATAGAGGGCCATTGTACGGTAACGACGGATTAGGTCGTTTTCGTTTTTATAAACACCTTCGATGTCTAAGTACGAACCATAAAACCCCGAACTAATGTAGTGTTCAGTCCCATCATTGTTATTAGGTGGGACTGGACTAACTACACCAGGTGGGGTCTTGTCAGTATCTTCAATTGAGAATCCAAATAATCTCGCCATTATGATTGACTAGAAACTTCTGTTCTAGTTATTTATCAATTAATCTGAACCTCTCCAGCGTTACCGCCAGAAGATTGAAGTGAATCACCAACAGTGAAGTACTGAACAGAGAAGGTAACTTCAAACTGCTCAACTGTGTCTCCACCTTGATCATATCCGAGTTCAATTTGACTGACGTTATTTGGCCAGATATCGTAGAACTTATAAGTTCTAAGAATGACAGACTCTCCACCTTCATTGGATGTAGAGAACTGAGTAGCACCACGTCCAAGTTGTTGAACATAAGCATCAGTCATATATGAAGTTGGATTGGAAATACCAGTAGCATCAGTCAGTTTGCTCATGGCATTTGCCCATCTTTCAAACGCAGTTCTGAGTTTGAAATCTTCATCATTGATGACGCTAACAGTCCAATCTTCAAAGGTTCTGTCTCCTGCAACTTTCAGATTTCTACCTCTGAAGGGAACTGTAACTGCAGCTACAGTTGATGCAGGCAACTGGGCTGCCTTACAAAGGAACTTAAATGTTCCATTCTCTGCATCATCTCCAGAACCCCAAGCATTATCAATGCCTGAAGGGAATGAAGGAATAGAGACTTCAAATAGATTGGGGCGGGCACCACCACCCGCCAGTTTTGACTTAAATTGAGATAAGGTTCTTGTTTCCATTGTTGTTTCCTCCTAGTTTATTATTAATAAAATCAAACAGTACCAACGACTTCTTGGAAATCAACACCAGTTCGAGTAGCCACAAATGTAAGTGTGATGTAGTTAATCGACTTGGTTGGTTTCAGGAAGATGTCTGCTCTGAATTCATTGTTATCAATGACATCAGGGGTGTTGTTAGTTTCATCACAAACAACGAGGAAGTCATAAACACCTCTCTTAGCCTGAACATCTCTCAGGTAAGGCTCAACAATGTTAACAAAGTTTGATCTTGTGTTAACATCATTCAGCTCAAAGAGTTGAGAGTTTGCTGCACCCTCAAGTGCTTGTTCAACGGTGAGGAACAGTCTTCTTACGTTAATTCTGTCAAAGGCAGAAGAATAACCAAGAGCTGTCTTATCACCAAACAGAATCACACCAGATCCTCTCTGGTTAATAATTGAGTTTACTCTTGCACCATAAAGAAGATCTCTTTCAGATTTATTTGGATTGTATGCAAGTTTAATTGCTTCATTAATTGATCCTCTCTGGACACCAGCAGGTGAGAACCAAGGATATGCAACAATACTTGTTCTTACCATCAGTCCTGCAATATCACCATTACAAGGAATGTAACGGAACTCATTATTGAATCTATCAAACACATACTTGTATCCAGAATCAAACACTGCATAAGATGAAGAAGTTAATGGTGAGAAGAACCTCAACAAATTATTAGTTTGAGTTGTGGTGTTTGAGACATTAACAAGATTATCTCTATGTGGAGAAATTGTTGCAACACAATCCTTTCTTCCTTCTGCAAGTGAAATCAGAAGGTTTGCTTTTGCTTGTGACTCATATTCATTCAGGAGTCCAGGACCCATGATTAAATAGTCAACTTCAATCTCATCTTTGTTTGAGAACAATCTGTAAGATGTATTCAGGTCACCAAGTGTAGCGGCCATACCACCACCAGCTTGATAATCTTGTCCACCACCAAGGGTGTAAGAAATATTACCAATAGAACTGAAGGTTACATCTTGAGCCTCTTGACCCCAGAGACCATCTGAAGTAGTGATTGGAACAAAGTCAGTAGAAAATCCAACTGCAGTTGGTGAAGTTCCCCAATGGCCATCCTTTGCATTGGAAGGATTGTAACCAGCAAAGGCATATTGGGAATTGTTCGCAATAAAGTCTTTGTAGTAAACTTTTGTTGGGTTGTCTGCATCTGCAGTAGCATCAGATGCTTTAGAAAGGAAAAGGAACTTCTCAAGGATATTACCTTGAACACCAGTTACTGATCCAGTGTCATCAACGATTGCAACATGAAGTGAGTCACCCCTACCATTTCTACTTGAGACATAATTATTACTAACAGGTTTTGGTGCCAAAGATCTCCAATAAACAGTGGAGTTAGTCAATCCAAGAGTCTGTTGCTCATACCAGTCATCAACAGTTGTAGCAGTGTAAGAACCACTTCCGGTTGAAATACCAGAACTGTTCATGAATGTTAGTGAGTCATTAATTTCAATTGACTTGGAAGGATCACTTTGTGCGTAAGTCAAAGGATATTCAGTTCCACCAGTAGAAACTCTGGAGGTAATGGTCACATTGAATGTGCTGTTTCCATTAACGGCATCTGTTGAAACACCAGTAATGATTCCTTTCAGGTAACCATCAAATGATGATGTTGATCCAGCACCAGGAAGAACAACACTTGTAAGTGGAGTCGTGACACCTTGTCCAACCTGTGCACCAGCGGCTCCAGGGTTGGTGGTTGCAATTCCAATTGTTTGGTCTGCAAGGTTGTCAATAACACAAACTTTCAGTGAGTTTGCCCATCTACCAGGGTTTCTTCCAGCCCAGTAGAATGTGGTGTCAGTGGTGTGATTGAGTTCGTAATCATCCTGATTATTAATCTTCAAAGATGCGGTTGATGCAATTCCTACACCAGCATTAGCATTATTGAGATTGTCACCATCTGTTCTTACAACTTTGATGACTCCACCATAGCTCAAGAAAGAACTTGCGGTCATCCAGTATTCATACTGACGATCTGTAGAAAGAGGTTGTCCGAATGTATTAATCAGTTGCTGTTGGGTGTCGATTTGAATTGGTTCATCGACTGGTCCAATAGAGAAGGGACCCGCAATAGCACCGATGTTATCAAGGACGTTTTCGGCTCTTCCGACTGTTAAATCAACTTCCCTGATTAATACACCAGGAGATAATTGAGGAGTCGCCATGTTTTTCTCCTTTAATTTCTCAGTTTATCTGTAAAATATTTAGGAAAAAGTCACTTTTCACAGGGGAAACATGGTAGGAAAACTACCAATCTGGATACTCCCACCTATTATCTGATTTTCTGTTTGCTAATATTCTTTCAATAGTGCACTCTTTACATTCATAAGAATAAGAGGAAGCAACTGGTCCTCTCTTCTTTCTTGTTCTATAGAAACTCTCAATCAGGTTTTTGGTTTCACCACAAACACGACACTTTCTATCAGTTAATAATAAATGTCCAAGAGTAATTTGTTCATCTATATCCATCAGTAATTCCACAACTCCCAACCACCTGCGGTATTTCCATACTCATCGAGCATATTAGATTTTGCGTCATACCATCTATCACCTTGATTATCAACAAAAGTAGTATCATCCAAAC